CAATTCCGAAGGATGCGAGAGGCGTAGCTACACTAGCCAAGGTGAGCAGAGGGTTTGCGCTTTGAACAGAATTCATGCGGCCCACTGCCTCTGACTGGAAGGCCAGTTGGTTAGCTTGGTTCTGAGCTGCTACATCTTTTAGCTTACGGTCCATGCGGGATGCCAGCATACCTTCTGAACGCTCGAAGTCGTTCATCAGTTGATCGACGTTAACACCAGACACGCCAGCACCAGCGGCTGCAGCGATTGCAGTGCCTTTAGCCTGCATTGTCTTGAGCTGATTGTCCCGCTGTTGGGTGGCAGTTTGAGCAGCCTCTTGGCGCATCCGCAGGTTAGACTGTTGGGTCTTTAGGAAGTAGGCGTCGAGGGCTGATTGGCTGTTCTGAGCTGCAGCTTTATTCTGGGCGTTGGCACCAGCTAATGCGGATGCGGCTGTAACAGCGGCTGAAGCTCCACTAATGGCTAGGCTTGCCCCAGAAGCAGCGCCTGCAGCACCCGCAGCCGGAGCAAATGCCCCAGCCGCAGACGCTAGAGCGGCGAGTGTGGTAGGTTCACACATTTTGTATCCTCACAAATTCATAGAAGGGGAGCCGTGCGGCACCGTAGTGTTCGTGCTTATTGATGAATGTGAAGCCCATCCACTTGAGCCACTTGATGTGGACAGTGTTTCGGGCGTCTACACAGTTATGTAGAACAAGGTATCTCTTCTGAAGTAGGGGAAGGAATTCCTTTGAGCGGCGTAAGAAGGCCATCTGGTACTTATAAATGTCAGTTGTCGCGCATAACCAGATAGCCCCCGCACCTTCTAAGTGGGAGGGAGCGACCCCCAGTAGACCTATACGCTCCCCCTCAGGGGAACGCAGGGTAAACGTGAGGTCGCTAATCCGCAGGCCATCAAGAAGTACAGTTAGCGGTTCCCTTCCGGTTGCCGCTAGGCATTCTTGACGGTCTGCTTCTCGTAATCTTGGGGCTATGTAGACAATATCATCAACCGTTGTAGGCGTTAGATAGTTATCCATTAACTCTCCGCGTTCTCATATGCATTTTACCTTCCCACTCAGCCGATAGAAACTGACATGGAAGGTGGCTATCGCTCTCAAGGTAGATGCGGACACGATCAGACTTAGCCATCACGGGGACCCTAAAGTCACCTGAGGTTAGGACTGTTGAACCTAGGATGTTCTGACCACCACCGACAATGCGGCCTGTGTAGTCGTAAACAGCGAGGCCGTAGTCTGCCAATTCCTTGTAGCGTGGTTCGATCTTCAGCGAGAAGTCTCCACTATCCTGATACCGGACAAGCCAGTGCATGATTTGGAAGCGTCCACCGGTGATAGCTACTCGCCCACCGTTAGCTGTGTTCTCTTTGATTGTGGCCTCAGAGAATTCGTAGGTCATTCTGTAGGTTGAACCAACGTACAATTCAGACGCTGTCGTGTCACCAAACGTGGTAAAACCAGTAACGAAACCATCTGTTATAATTGGCGTAACATCTAACACCGTACCCTGATTAAGGCCTCGTGTTACCACGAAGATATCCTTGAGTTTGATAGGTAGAGTGTATGTCGTGACATCTAGGGCTGGGTCTGCATCTGGAGCGTCTGCGTCATAGGCATAGACAGCAGTCAGATCAGCTTCAGTTAACCGGAAGTCAAGACGAGTCACATATTCCTGATCAACGTCAAAGCGCCCAGCGTCGAACTGTATCTTAAAGAGACACGTTGAACCGTTGTGGTTCGCTAAGACATATAAGGAACTCTCGATGAACTCTGCGTTTAGAATGTTCAGACCATCGAAGGTGTACTTGAACCATGCAGACTGTGCCTTCTCCTGCCCAGCCCAGTGGAACTTGTAGACAAACAAAGTGTCGGGAGCTTGGTTGGAGAGGACCACAACTGCATTCTCTGCTGTTGTTGTTGCCATCTCAAAGACACCGTCAGGGATGAACTTAGCAACGTGAGAGGTTACATCAGTAGCATCAGATCGATCAGAGCTGTCGATGACAGTGTATTCCCTGATAGACGTGAAGCCTCCGCGCTTTGATGGGAAGTAAACAACGCTACCTGAGGAGGCAGGTTTACAGCTCGTGCTGGCTTCGTACTCAGTTGTCTGTGCAATCGAAGTGTTCTTGGGGGTTAGGAAGTCTCCACCCTTGAGGATGAACTGGGTCTGGTCAGACATAAGAAGCAGCTTCCGGTCAAACGGAATAGCGTGTTTCAATACTGAGACCTTGGTGTGACTTGCAGCTACATCAATCGGGTCACTATCCAGAAGGGTACGTGCGGTTGTCCCGAAGAAGTCAAAGTATTCTGACGTTCTGGACATACAGACGTTTTCCCCTGCAAGGAAACCCAAGCGGTTCTGGAAGAAATACACATCGTTAATCTTCTTGCCAACGAATGACGGGGCAGGGATTGAAAGCGTATCCCCAACAGCTCGATCTCCCCATTCAGCTTGTTCGAAAGTGAACGAGCCGTTTGGCTGACGGATTAGCAGATGAGGCATAGTCAGATAGTCGAGCTCGTACTGAATGCTCGGCTTGATGGACTCAATCCAAGTACCTGCAGATAGACGGGAGGTCCCACTATCAGCCACGAACTTCACATAGTAATCGTCGAAGTTGTTCGTCTGGTCACCTTGGACCTGAGCGATGTAACCATCAGGTGCAGTCTCTGGAAGATCGTCAAACCGTTGGACGGTGCCAATGGTGGCAGACAGTCCGGTGTCCCCCAAGCTATCATAAGTAGCTAAGGTGAAAGAGGCGTTGCCGGTCTTCTTGATGATCACTGTCGAACCTTGAGCAGTCGCAGTGAAACCTTGAGAACCTACAGATGCCGTGATGGCAGATGCAATCTTGGTGGCAATGTCTGTGGTGTGCGTCTCTAGCTGATCTGTTGCAGATGTGACAAAGTTAGCAGCAACCGTATTGTTTAGGTAGACAGTGTAGCGTTGATTGTAGTCGCCTTGCTTTACAGCAATTAGACCAGTGAAGGGGTAGACGGGGGAAAGAGCGTTGCTCATCGCTACTGTCTTTTCAGTGTTCACGATGAAGGTGTAATCAGCGACAGTCACGGCTCTAAATGCTGTCGTAGGGTTGGTACAATTTAAATAAGAAGTACCATTGGGGTAGGTCACGGTCTTAGCGTTACCTTCAAGATCATACACAGATACTTGATTAGCCCCGTTGATGAAGACGAAATATCGCTCATCGATGTCTCTGTTTATCAAATGGATAAAGGAGGACGTGGTCGTAGTAGACTTGAGTGTCGTTACATATTCTAGCGGAGGTCGCTTCTGTAAGCCCTCCACGAGGGAAGGGAACGCATTCACCTGCAGCTCTGCCTGACTAGACAGACGCAGAGAGGGTGACTGCTGTGACACCCCCTGTACTAAGTTAGGAATGGCAGAACTGAGAAGTGACATTAGAATATCCTACGACTATTGAGACGGCCACCGATAACGCGGGCAACTGAAGTGCTGTTGAGCACGTTGAAATCGCCGGTATCACCCTCGAATTCCTTCAGGTCGATCAGAGCTTTCTGCTCATCACGCAGGGTAAACTGGTGGGTAGTCTCTGAGTTGATCATGCGATCTGCAAAGATACGGGCAGCTCGTACAACGATGTAACGCTTTGCTGTATCTGGGATAACTTCAAAGTCCTGATAGTAGACGATCTCAGCTTTGATTACGTTGGTAAACGTGAAGCTACGATCTTTGAGGTCAAACAGAAGACCGTCTCGCTGCACTACATCCATACCGGTCACATCAATACGAGCGGTGTTGAATGGAATGCTGATCTGCTGATCAATGTTTGGGGTGAGGGGCACATCGTATTCAGTATTGAAGTGCCAGCCCTGAGATTGAACCTCACGGGAGACCTCATTGAGAACCTGTTTAGCAACAGCAACGTCAACGACTTGGTTACCTGCAAGTGTGTTTATAGGTGCCTCACCGATGGTGGTAAGTAGAATGTTAACCGCTTCTAATTCGGTCATTGACGATGGGATGGTCATGGATGCCTCGCTGATTAGCAAAAAAAGGGCCAGCCCTAATTGAAGGACTGACCCATTGTCAGAGTTTAAGCTGACTTGATTTCTACAGCGCACTCAGGACGCAGGATGCCGTGACCCATTGCGTACTTTGCAGCCATCAGTGTACCTTGGTACATGACGTTGAAGTCACCAGTTGTCTGCTGAACAGCAAGGTCCATCAACTTGACAGTACCGATTGCCTGCTTCTGCATAACCAGAGCCTGAACGCCAGTGAAGTCACCAGAGTACTCGTTGTTCTCGCCAGCTACTGCAGCCACGTTTGTGGATGGCAGGTTGTTGGTCTTAACGATCTGAACGCCAGCTACTTTAAGAACTGTACCGTCAGCGTATACACCAGCGCCGCCCCAATCACGGTTGATCACCGATGTGGTTTGTACGAGGTTGTAATACTGGGACGGACGTACCAATGCTACGCGCTCATTCTCAGGAACGTCTTTCTCGTCCATGACCTTAGCGGCTTCAAAGATAGCAGCAGCCAATGCAGCGCCATCTGTGTCGGAGTTAGCAGCAACCAAAGAGGAACCGCCAGCACCACCAGCAACTTTAGCTGCAGCACGAGCGGCAAGCAAAGCAACGCGCTGTGTGCGTGTGTCGAATTCTTTAGCCAATGCGAGACCCAACAGACGGGAATACTCAGCACGGACATCGTAGTGGTTCTTAGCTTCATCGATGTTTGCGATGAATGTATCAGCAATCAGAACGTCATCGATGTTGATAACGATCTCGTTGTGAGCGATCTTCTGTGTGCCAAGCAATGGTGTGCCCGCAGCGTGGTACGCAGC